CGAACCCAAGGCGCAAGAAGCCAAGGAATATGTCGTCGAGCGTGAGTACAAAAAAGAAAACCGCAAGATTGCAGCGCTTGAAAAAGAGCTGAAAAAGCACGAAAAGACTGATATGGCTCATGCTCATCCTATGCGCCGTTCACATGAGGCCAACCAAAAGGCTGCACCTTTGCCTAATATGCGCAAATATTAAAGCAAGTTTCGCAAGGTTTCGTTAAGGACTGACATTTCAGTCTTTTTGTAAACACTCCAAATCCTTGCTTGACCGTGGATGCCATTGAACGACCCTTGGTGGCAGTCCTTGCATAGCGGTATGCAAAGGTATTGCTCATGCTGGACTATGTGGTGGGCATCTGATGGACCAGCCGCGTCACATACACCGCAAGGCATTTCCTTGATTGTGGCTAAATGCTCACGTTCTTTCTTCGTGGGCTTGTTGTTCACTGATGCGACCTATCCTGCATACGATTGGTAGCCTCGCGGGTACGCAATATCTCAATTTCTAGCCTGGCAGCTTCTATTTCCCATTTCAAAGTTTCTTCTTGCTCAATAGCCGCAGCCAAGCCCTTTAGTAACTTTTGGTAAGCAGGGTCGGCATAGGCTTCGCGTTCTTGCGCGTTGGCTGCCTCAAATCCCATACTTAGGGCATCACGCATCAACAACGCTTTTTGGCTTTTGCGGAATTCCTCAAGGTAAACCCGTTGGGCTTTTGCCTCGCCGTATGCTGGCGCTTTGTCTCTGATCTGCTGCGCTGCTTCTTCAGGTTTCATTTAAAACATTGCCTCTTGAATTTGTTTGGTTTTTTCGGGTTCAAATAATTGACCTTGTGCAACTGCTTGTTCAATTCGTTTGCAAGCAATATCAAAATATTTTGGCTCACGTTCTATGCCAATAAACTTGCGGCCTAGCTGGATGGCTGCCACGCCAGTTGTTCCGCTTCCCATGAAAGGGTCTAGGATTTTTCCACTTGCAGGAACAAGAACTTTGCAATATTTGCTCATTAATTCAACGGGTTTTGAAGTTGGATGAAAATCATCCCTACAAATTGATGAAATAAATGTTTTGTTTTTTTGTTGTTGCGGCGCTGGCTGGTGGTTTTTCTTAGACCATCCAAGCACTATGTATTCAATGTCGCTTTTCCATGTGTTGCAGGTAAATGGAATGGCGTTTGTTTTATGCCAAACGTGTAGATCAAAATTTCCATATTTTTCTTTTGCAAATGCAATCCAATCTGGAATCAAATCTCTTGAACAAAACGCAACAAATTGATCGCTTGCATCTCGTAATACGTTTTCAAATTCAGCGAGAACAAAATTGCTTATAAAGTCAATTGCGCCTCCTGCATAAAATTTTCTTGCAGAAGCAAATCCACCACCATCCATATGTGCATGGTTATAAGGCGGGTCAGTAATCACCGCATCAACCTTGCCCAGCGTAGGCAAAATATCCATGCAATCGCCTAAATAGAGCGTTGCATTGCCAATTTCAACTTTCATTTGACTACCCCAATCATCCTTAAAGCTGCTTCAGGGCTGTCAATCCTAGCCAATGTACCTCCGCACCAACTTTCAAAAAAGTCGGCTTGTAGGGCTGTTAAACGCTTTTTAGAGGTACTTTTAATTTCCACCAAAAATGTGTGGTTGCCATACCCTACCAAAAGGTCAACTGGCAGGCCAATGATCCACACATAAGCGCCTGCATCCCGCAAAGCCTTAACTATGGCGGTTTGGTTTTCGTCAGTTCGTGCTGCGTATCTCATTGTTCATCCTCTTGCGTAAATCATTAGCGGCGGGTAACCCACGCTTTTTCTCGATGTCTAACAAGACTTGCGACCACCAACCGAAAGCATTCATTTTCCCAAGGTCTTTCACTTTCTTGCGGTATCTCGCTATCCATTCCCGCGCCTCCATCGTCTTCATAGTCTCCAGTAGCTCTAAGCGCTGCTGTGGTGTCAGCGTAGCTAAGTTGACGTGTTTCTTTGTGCTGGTCAAGCAGTCTGTTTGCTTCATTTTTGTCCATTAAAACACCTCCTCATCATCCTGCCAATGTTTGACAGGACGAACATTTTTTAAAACTTCTTTAAGGTCAGGCGCTTTGTAATTTTGATTTTCCCATTGGTGCTTAGAACACTTGGGTTTTTCGCCCTCCATGTGAACAGACCAGCGGTTAGGGCAGCCGTGGACTGAACACATTAAACGCTGAACATCATCAAAAGCATCATCTTTTTGTTGGGTGAACTTAGTTATTGCCATGATATTTTCCCTCCACTATTTTTGCAAAATTGCTTGGCTTGATAAGCCACTCTAAATCGGCCACAAAAGCCCGACCATCTTTTCCATTAACCCTGCCAGTCAAGAATCTTGATTTGCCAACAGACTGGAAGAATTCAGCCCACCAATTAAGCACATCACCCGCATCAATGGGGTTTTCCTGTGCAAGTTCAGCAGCCACTTCCCGCCATCTCTGGCGTAGGTAACCAGCCCTAGTTTCGTTCCAAACCTCAACCCGCCGCATTGTCGGCAAGTTTTCGTGATATAGCTCAATCACTGCTTTATGGTCGCATTCGGGTAATTTTTTAATTGGTGCTGGGTCAGGTTCACCGTCAGGTGGACATATATTGGTATTTATTTGGTTATTGGTTATTGGTTTATGGTTATTGGTTGGTTGAACGTCCGTTAAACCAGCGTTAGACCTACGTTCAGCGGATGCTTTACCAGCCCTAGATGCTTGTTCAATTTTTGCCTTGTAATGCTTAATTTCACGGTCAGCGCGAGCACTTATCCAGCCATCTTCAGACATATTGAAAAACTCTTCAAGGATTAATTTAACCTTGTCCTCATGCTCACGCATACCAATCTGCCGAGCAACAGCCGCTACACCGTTGTTCAACGGGCGTTCATGGAGGTAATATAAATCAAGAAGTCGGCGGTACGCCAAATCCTCTAACAAATCCAAATGGTTAGTGTGTGACTTGTAGTCGCCAATATTAAATTGGTAATAGTGCATATTTTTCCTACGCTGTCCTCCATTGACAAAGAAACTTCGGCAGGCGGGGAGGCTCGCTTTTCGATCTGCTCATGACTTCAGATCTAGCCGTGTTTCAAACAATCTTACACCACAAACCAATCAGGTCGCAAATCTTTTAGCTGACGCAAGCGCAATTCAGGAATCTGCTCTTTCCATTGGCTAACCGCTGGATAAGAAACACCTAATATTTTGGCAAGCTCACGCCCTGAGCCTGCAAGTCGTATCAATTCTGATTTAGTCATAGCTTAATTCTAAGTTAAGCTAGCTAAACATCAAAACCCCCACAAAATAGTCGGACATTAAACAAAGTGCTTGCAATTAAGTTAAGCAAGGTTAATAATTAAGCCCATGCAGTAGCGCAACGCAAGCTGTACTTTAAGGAACCTAAATGTTTGAAATTGAAAAATACACCAAACCCACCGACTGGACAGCAATTGCTGTTTACATTGTTGCCATCATTGCCTTGGTGGTGGTTGCCCTTGACCTTTTTGTTTGGAGACCATGATGTTTCAAGAATGGTTAAGCAAATACGGCGAGGTCGATGTGGAATATGAATTTATTGAACCTGACGATTGGGAATCAACTGGTGATTGGGATATGACTGTCACCTTTGAAGGCCAAGAAATCACTTATGACCTGACAAAAGCTGAGTACAACTACCTTTTGGAATGCGTCAAAGAAATTGAGGGCGAATCAGATCGTCCTGTTGTTATGAAAGTCACTGGTTTAAATTTATCACGTTAAGGAACAATCATGGAAACACCAATCGGACCCAAAATTGCCGCAGCTTTTGTTAAAGCACAAAAAGCATTTGGACCAGCTCTTAAGTCCAGCACCAACCCGCATTTTAAATCCCGCTACGCTGACCTTTCCGCTTGCGTGGAGGCGGTTGTAGATGCTTTAAATAACAACGGCATAGCTTTAATCCAGCGCTGTTACGACAATGCAACAGGCGTAATGGTAGAAACTGTATTTGTCCACGAATCGGGCGAGGTGCTGAAATGCGGCATTTTGCAAGTGCCTGCATCTAAGCAAGATCCGCAGGGTTACGGCTCGGCATTGACTTACGCAAGACGTTACAGCCTGATGGCAGCTTGCGGAATAGCACCTGAAGATGATGATGGCAACAGCGCTAGCCGCCGCACCGAAGTTAAATCTACTGTTGACGAACACAAGATAGCTGACTTGCTGGCTGCAATGGACGAGTGCAATAGCTTGGAAGATTTGCAAAAAGCATACAAAGCCGCATATGCCGCTGCCAATGCTGAACCCGCTTGGCAAAAACAAGTTATTGCGCGTAAAGATGCCAAAAAAGCCAAGTTGGAGGTTAAATAATGGAACAACGCAGTGAAGAATGGTTTGCCGCCAGGTGCGGTAAGGTCACCGCTAGCCGTGTAGCCGACATCATTGCCAAGACCAAGACAGGTTACAGCGCCAGCAGGGAAAACTACTTAGCCCAACTAGTATGTGAGCGCATGACCCAAAAGCCTGCTGAATCGTACTCAAACGCTGCAATGCAATGGGGAACCGACCAAGAACCATTTGCCCGAGCTGCATATGAGGCCGCCAAGGATGTTTTGGTGCAAGAAGTAGGCTTTGTAGTCCACCCAAATATTGTGGGCGCTGGAGCTTCTCCTGATGGTTTGGTGGGTGAGTTTGGATTGGTGGAGATTAAATGCCCCAACACCGCAACCCATATTCAAACTTTGCTAGACCAAAAAGTGCCTGACAAGTACAACATTCAGATGCAATGGCAAATGGCTTGTACTGGGCGGCATTGGTGCGACTTTGCATCATTTGACCCGCGCATGGAAGAGGGTCTACAGCTATTCATCAAAAGAGTGGAATACCACCCGTTATATGTTGCCGAGCTTGAAAAAGAGGTAATTAACTTTTTGATGGATGTAGAAGACAAAATCCGTAAACTTAACAAACTGAAAGCATGAAATGAGAAAAATCAAGAATATCGTAGTAATTACAGGCACTTATATCAATAAAGATGCTCAAGAAAAGAAGCGTTATCAAACTATTGGCAGCTTGTTTGAAGATGGCGATAACCTAAAAATTAAGCTCGACACCATACCTTTGGTAGATGGCGGTTGGAATGGCTGGGCTAATTGCTACGAGCTGGAAGAAAAGCCGCGCAAAGCTGGTTTTGATGACATGGATGACAGAAATCCATTTTGATAAAAATACAACTTGGAGGTATGAGATGTGGGATGTAGCTGTAACCTTTATGTTAATGTTTTTTGGTGCTTTTATTGTGATTGCGTTCGGTGCAATACTGATTTGGGCATTGTATTTAATACAGAATGTGGATTGAAATGAAAGAAAAGACAGAGATGGGCAGAGCAATTACGCTACGCCTTACACAATCAGAATGGGCAGAGTACCAAAGGCTTGGCGGGATTAAGTGGATTCGTATGTTTTTCCGCATGAGCGCTGGCATACAAAAAGACATAAAAGAAAAAAACGCTTTAAAATGGAAAAAAGAAAATGGTTGACAAGCTCAAATTTCATATAAAATGGGCATTCCATTAACCTTGCAAGGAAACCAAAATGGGCTACGAAATGAAGAAAATGATTCCCAAAGCCATCAGCTCTGATATGACTGGCGAAAAGAAAGTTAGCGTTCCTAAGATGGATCGTGAAGTTGCCACTAAGTCTATGACTGGTGCTACACCCCCCAAAGGCGCATTAAGCAGCGATACCAGCGGCGAGCGTAAGCGTCCCATTGAGGGCGGTGTTGGCATGGGTAAGATGGATGGAATTGGTTTGCGCGAAGCCAGCCACATGGGTATGCACGATGGTCGCAAAGGTGAAATGAAGGGCGGTTCTAGCGAAGCAACTTGCTACGAACACAAGCGCATGGCTCACGTTCAAGACTCAATGTAAAGCGTGGCAGCTAGGGGTCAAAGCCCTAGCGCCACTAAACAAAACAACTAAATAGGAGTTGAGATGTCTGATGGTAATTGTAGTGCTTGTAGACACTTTGCCGATTTAGGGCAAATGGGTCAATGCAGGCGTTATCCCGCTTTTGTGAACCGACACAGAAACGAAGGTTGTGGCGAATTTGCAACAACGGCTGAAGTTATTAGTTTTCCTGCTTTTACTGCAGAAGACAAGCCAAAACGTAAATATGAGAGGAAAGCAGATGCTAAAACCTCTATTTGATCGCGTAGTCGTTAAGCCTCAAGTGCGGCACATAAGCGACATTATTTACATTAACAACAAAGAACCCTTTAACGAGGGAACCGTCATTGCGGTAGGTCCTGATGTTACTGATACGCAGCCAGGCGACTTCATCAAATACGGAAATGGCGATTATTTAAATTGGCCAACCCATAGGATTGATGGTCAAGACTACCAAATCATTCAAGAAGCTGACATTTGTGCTATTGTGGAGGAAACATGAAAGAGTTAATCAATTTAAGAATTCAAGACTTGATGGCCAAAGGTCGCGAGTTGGAGCAACAAATTCACCAAATCAATGGTGCGTTGCAACAATGTCAATGGTTTTTAGCTGAACTGGAGAAAGAAGATGCCCCTAAAGAAGTCGACCAGCCCCAAAGCGTTTAAAGAAAACATCAAGACAGAAATAAAGGCAGGCAAGCCCGTTAAGCAGGCCGTGGCAATTGCTTACAGCGAAAAGCGTGAAGCTGAAAAGAAAAAGAAATGAAGCACGATAAGCCAATAGCCCACAAGACAACGGGTAAGGGTAAGACCTATAACCCAACAGAAAAGGGCGCAGGAATGACCGCTAAAGGTCGTGCTGAGTACAACGCAAAGAACGGCAGCAACCTTAAGCCGCCAGCACCAAATCCTAAGACCAAAAAGGACGAGGGCCGCAAAGCCTCATTTTGTGCGCGAATGGAAGGCGTAGTAAAGAACGCTAAGGGACCCGCTGAACGTGCAAAAGCATCATTAAAGAACTGGAATTGTTAACATGGCTACTAAACCTGGACTTTACGCAAACATCCACGCCAAGCAAGAACGCATTGAGCGTGAAAAGAAAGAAGGTAAGCCCGTGGAAAAGATGAGAACGCCTGGCAGTAAAGGCGCACCCACTGCCAAAGCATTTAAGGAATCGGCTAAGACCGCAAAGAAATGACCGAAGAAAAGCGCCCAGTTGGCAGACCAACCAAGTACGACCCTGCTTTCTGTGAGCAAGTCGTAGAGCTTGGCCGCATCGGTAAATCAATTGAACAGATAGCCGCAAATTTAGGGGTTTCTACTAGGGTCTTATTCGATTGGAGAGATAAGCACGAGAATTTTCTGCACGCCTTGGAATATGCAAAGGAATTAGAGCTTGATTGGTGGGAGACAGTAGGGCAAACGCACATGATTGAAGAGAAAGAAAGCGCAAAGCTAAACGCTTCAATCTGGTCGCGGTCAATGGCTGCAAGGTTTCCTAAGAAGTATCGGGAAAGCACCAAGCAAGAGATTGTTGGCGCAGAGGGCGCACCTTTGTTGGCTGGCATCCAAGTGACCTTTGTCAAGCCAAGTGAGTGAAATAAGTAACGCACAGTTTCCTGTAAAGCTGGCGTGTTTATTTGACCCGCCTAAGTCTCGATACCGCGTTCTATATGGTGGGCGAGGCGGCGCTAAGAGTTGGGGCGTAGCAAGGGCGCTGTTAATCAAGGCGGCTAAAGAACCTTTACGCATCTTATGTGCGCGGGAATTCATGACCTCTATGCGGGATTCAGTCCATAAGCTACTGACCGACCAGATCATAGATTTAGGATTGCAATCATTTTATGAAATCACTCAAGCCAGCATCCGCGGCAAAAATGGCAGTGAATTCAGCTTTGTTGGCTTAAAGAATAATGTGGCTAATGTCAAATCCTATGAGGGCGTTGACATTTGTTGGGTTGAAGAAGCGCAAACGGTAACCAGGCTAAGTTGGAACGTGCTTATTCCTACCATTCGCAAGCCCGACAGTGAGATATGGGTGACGTTTAACCCCGAGCTAGAAACAGATGAGACTTACCAGCGGTTTGTAGTCTACAAGCCTGACAACGCGGTAGTGACTAAGGTCAACTGGTCAGATAACCCTTGGTTTCCTGAAACGTTAAAGCTGGAGATGGAAAGCCTCAAAGGGCGTGACCCCGAGGCGCATAGGACGGTTTGGGAAGGTTTTTGTAGGCAGACGGTGGATGGTGCTATCTTTGCCAAAGAAGTGCAGTTTGCCGAGCTGGAGAACCGCATCACCCGCGTTCCCTACGATGCCACAAAGCCTGTACACGCGGTATTTGACTTGGGTTGGGCAGATGCTACGGCTATATGGTTTGTACAGTTTATTGGCATGGAAACCCGCTTAATACGATATATAGAAGATAACCAGCAGACAATTAGCCATTATTTAGCTGAGATGCAGAAGTTTGGTTACATCTATGACACGCTATGGTTACCACATGATGCCGAGAACAAAACGTTGGCCGCTGCTGGTCGGTCCATTGAGGAAATTGTCAGAGCAGCAGGATACAAAACGCGGATAATCCCTAAAACGCCAGTGGTTGACAGTATTAACGCAGCGCGTACTATATTTAGGTCATGTTATTTTGATAGAGAAAATTGTTATGATGGTTTACAATGTCTCAGGCACTACCGCTATGAGGTCGACCCTGACACCAAGCAGTTTAGCCGTAACCCGCTGCATGACCAGTATTCACATGGTGCAGATGCGTTTCGGTATATTGGCTTGATGATTAACGAACCGAAAGAGCGTAGGAAAGCAAAACCGCTGCCAATGTACGGCAGTCAACATTCTTGGATGGGCTGATGGACGATTACGATTCAATAATTGACGAAGCCAAAGACTTCCTTAAGTTCTGCAATGACGCAGACACGATGAACCGTCAAGAAGCGTTAGAGGACTTAAAGTTTGTCAACGGCGACCAATGGCCAGTTGAGCTGCAGAACAGCCGCAATCTTGAGTCCCGCCCGATACTTACGATCAATAAGTTAGATACTTATTGTCGCCAAGTAACCAATCAACAGCGCCAGCAACGCCCACGCATCAAGGTACACGCTACCAACACACAAGCAGACGCTAAGACCGCACAGGTTATATCGGGCTTGACTAGGCACATTGAGGTCAATAGTAATGCAGACCATGCCTACGATAACGCCTTTGATTACGCTGTCCGTATGGGCTGGGGCTATTGGCGCGTTAACACTCGCTATGTGCGGGAAGATTCGTTTGACCAGGATATCTTTATTGATCCTGTGGATAACCCGTTTACAGTTTATTGGGATCCAAACAGTATTGCGCCTGATGGCTCGGACGCTGAAAAGTGCCTGATAACCACAATGATGCCCAAAGAGGTGTTCCGCGCACAATATCCTGATTGTGATGATGGAACTAGCTTTACGCCTCGCGGCACAGGCGATAGTCAATCCGAGTGGATTACCAAAGAAGATATACGGTTAGCCGAGTATTTCTACACGGTGCGGGAAAAAGCCAAGCTATACCATTTGTCTGATGGCACGATGAAATTTGCTGATGGCAAGGACTTTTTTGAACGAATCAGCTTGGCAGGATTGAGCGTCATTGATGAACGTTTTAGCTACAAAAAAACAATTAAATGGCGCAAGATGACCGCAATTGAGGTTATTGAAGAGCGTGATTGGCCAGGTCGTTATATCCCCGTTGTTCCCGTTTATGGTCGCCACGTTGTAATTGGTAATAAACGCAAGAAATTTGGCATGATTCGCCACGCCAAAGACCCACAGCGTATGTATAACTTTTGGCAAACAAGCATCACTGAGAGCATTGCGTTAGCGCCAAAAGCTAAATGGGTGATGGCCGAG